GCCCTACCCCTCGGATTTTTTCCGTGAGCCCCTGCAACACGAATTGAGGTTCCCGCAACGTGGCCAAGCTCAGGTTCTCCGCTGCCGAGGAGCAGCAGCTGATGTCCCGCATCTGGTCGCCCGAGATCCGGGACGACCCGCTGGCGTTCGTGATGTTCGTGTTCCCTTGGGGCCAGCGCGGCACGCCCCTCGAGCAGCAGAAGGGCCCGCGGTCGTGGCAGCGCGAGGTGCTGCTGGTGATCAAGCGGAAGATCGCGGAGAACCGGAAGCGCCAGGTCAACGGCCTGACGCCTGAGATGCTGAAGGATGCGACGGCGTCTGGCCGCGGGATCGGCAAGTCGTCGTTGGTGTCGTGGCTGATCCTCTGGAACATGTCGTGCAACCTCGGCAGCACGACAATCGTGGCGGCGAACACGGAGGCGCAGCTGAAGTCGAGGACGTGGGCCGAGCTTGGCAAGTGGCACACGCTGGCGATCAACAGCCACTGGTTCGACCGGGACACGATGCAGCTGCGTCCCGCTGGCTGGTATCGGGACGCACTGGCACGCGATCTCAAGATCGACCAGGGGTACTACTACGCGCAGGCGCAGCTGTGGACGGAGGAGAACCCTGACGCGTTTGCCGGCGCGCACAACATGGCGGGGATCATGGTGATCTTCGACGAGGCGTCGGGCATCCCGCAGCCGATCTTCAACGTGACGGAGGGGTTCTTCACCGAGCCTGTCCTGCATCGGTACTGGTTCGCGTTCTCCAATCCCCGGCGCAACCAGGGTGCGTTCTTCGAGCTCTTCCACAAGCTGCGGAACTGGTGGCACACGCGCAACATCGACAGCCGGACGGTCGAGGGGACGGACCTGGCGGTCTACCAGAAGATCCTCGATCAGCATGGCGAGGACTCGGACGAGGCGCGGGTCGAGGTCCGCGGGCTGTTTCCGTCGCAGGGGGACAAGCAGTTCGTGTCGCGGGATCTCGTGGCTGGGGCGCAGGGCCGGGCGGTGGTGCAGGATGCGTTCGCGCCGTTGGCCATGGGCGTGGACGTGGCGCGGTTCGGGGATGACCAGTCGGTGATCTACTTCCGCCATGGCCGTGATGCGAAGTCGATGGCGCCGGTCAAGTTCAAGGGGCTGGACACGGTGCAGCTGGTGTCGCGGGTCGCGGAGTTGGCCGATCGGCATCGGCCCGATGGGATCTTCGTGGATGGTGCGGGGGTTGGCGGCGGCGTGGTGGACCAGCTGCGTGCGCGGGGCTACCGGGTGTTCGACGTCCAGGCCGGTGCGAAGGCGGACGACGACGCGAAGTACCAGAACAAGCGGGTGGAGCTGTGGTCGCGGCTGCGGGAGTGGTTGCAGATCGGGTCGATCGTCGACGACCCGCAGCTGGCCGATGACCTGCTGGCGCCCGAGTACGACTTCGACGGGGCGGGCCGGGTTCGGCTCGAGACGAAGGAGAAGATGAAGGGGCGCGGGCTGGCGTCGCCTGACGTTGCGGATGCGTTGGCGTTGACGTTCGCTGCGAACCTCGCGCGGAAGGACGGGTCGTCGTCGCGCCGGCGGGTGCGGACGGCTGGGGGTCTGGACTACGCGGTGCTTGGATGAAGCTCTTCCGCGTCGTGCCGTTGACGCTGGCCGCGGCGAACGCGTTCGTCGCCAGGCACCACCGGCATCACAAGCCCGTCGTGGGGCATAGGTTCTCGATCGGCGCGGTGGACACGGTGCTTGATGAGTTGCGCGGCGTGGCCATCGTTGGAAGGCCGGTGGCTCGCGGGTTTCCTCCGTATTCGACAGCGGAGGTCAACCGGCTTTGCACCGATGGCACCAACCATGTGTGCTCGTTCCTGTATGGCGCGGCGGCCCGCGCGGCCCGCGAGATGGGTTTCGAGAAGATCATCACCTACACGTTGCCGGAAGAGGGCGGTGCGTCGCTGCGCGCGTCGGGGTGGACGCGGGTGGCCCTGACGCCCGGCGGCGAGTGGGGCTGCCGCGCGCGAACTCGGGTCACGGAGAACTCGGCCCCGAAATGGCGCTGGGAGAAACCGCTCAACGCCGTGGCGGCTGGGGGTCTGGACTATTCGGTTCTTGGCTGATACGTTGCGGTGACCGCAACAAGTTTCGGAGTTCGCCTCATGGGTGGGATGTTCGCCAAGGCGCCGTCCATGCCGCCGCCCCCGCCGCCTGCACCTTCGACGGACAGCGCGGCGGTCGAGGAAGCGGCGCGCCGCGAGCGCGCTGCACGCGTGGCGGCTGGCGGGCGCGCCTCGACGATCCTGACCGGCGGGCAGGGCGACACGTCGGCGCCTGCGTCCGCCAAGGCTGCGTTGCTGGGGCAGTGAATGTCGGGCCTCGACATGATCGCGGCCCCTGCGGCTTCTTCTGCGCCTCCACCTCCGCAAGCGCCGACCGGCGGCTGGGGCTTGCGTAGCGACGGTACGGCGAAGGGAGATGGGTACTTCGGCCCTCTGCCGAATGCGGACGGAAGTGTTTCGACGGAGCTCTCGGTTGGCGTGGAGATCGACGGGAAGGAAATGGACATCCCGACGATCGTCCCGACTTTGAGCCGCGCGGAACTCGATCACCTTTCGCGTGGCGGTAGGCCGACTGACCAGATCGTCGACAAGGCCGTCGACTTCGCTCGGCAACGCATGAAGGCCGGGATGTCGCCGTTCGCATCGCCTGGTGAACGCTACCCCCTTCCTGAGAAGTGATGCCCGACATGGAAAAGGACGTCGCCGCAGAAGTGATCCGCCGCCAGGAGCAGATGGCGGCTGGTCGCGTCAACTTCGACTCCCACTGGGAGGAGATCGCGGAGCGCGTCCTGCCGCGCCAGAAGGGCGCGTTCAACGGGCGATTCTCGACGACGAACTCGCAGCAGGGCGAGAAGCAGACCGAGAAGATGTACGACGCCACGGCGGCGATCGCTCTTGATCGGTTCGCGTCCGTGATGGACTCGATGCTGACGCCGCAGAACTCGAAGTGGCATCGGCTGCGCGCCGACGACGACGCGTTGAACCGCGACGCCGAGGTGCTGCGCTGGTTCGACGAGGCGACGAACCTCCTGTTCAAGTATCGCTACGCGCCCAAGGCTGGCTTCGCGACGCAGAACCACGAGCGGCTGATGTCGCTGGGTGCGTTCGGCACGGGCTCGGTCTTTGTCGATCGCCTCGAGGGCGGGGGCCTGCGGTATCGCTGCATCTCGCTGGCCGAGCTGTACTTCGCCGAGAACCACCAGGGCATCATCGACACCGCGCATCGCCGGTTCAACCTGACGGCCCGGCAGGCGGTGCAGATGTTCGGGGCGGACAAGCTGCCCGAGCCGATCATCAAGGCGCTGGAGAAGAACCCGGAGCAGGAGTTCGAGTTCATCCACTGCATCAAGCCGCGCGACGACCTGGTCTACGGGCGCAAGGACTACCGCGGGATGCCGTGGGCGTCGATCTACGTCTCGGTGACCGGGAAGCAGGTCGTGCGCGAGGGCGGCTACCGGACGTGGCCGCTGCCCACTGGCCGCTATGTGCAGGCCCCCGGCGAGGTCTACGGGCGCTCGCCGGCGATGATGGTGCTGCCCAACATCAAGGTCCTCAACGAGCAGAAGAAGACGATGCTCAAGGTCGGGCATCGCGCGGTCGACCCGGTCCTGCTGGCCTATGACGACGGGGTGCTGGACGCGTTCTCGCTGCGCCCGGGCGCCATCAATTTCGGCGGGCTGGACGCGCAGGGGCGCAAGCTGGTGCAGCCTCTGGACATGGCGACGTCGGCGCTGCCGGCGTTCGACAAGCTGATGGACGCCGAGCGCGCGCCGATCAACGACGTGTTCCTCGTGACCCTGTTCCAGATCCTCGTCGAGACGCCGCAGATGACGGCGACCGAGGTGCTGGAGCGGGCGCGCGAGAAGGGCGTGCTGCTGGGGCCGTCGATGTCGCGCCAGCAGTCGGAGTACCTCGGCCCGCTGATCGAGCGCGAGCTCGACCTCCTGGCCGCCGATGGGATCCTGCCGCCGATGCCGGCCATGCTGCGCGAGGCCGAGGGCGAGTACTCGATCGTCTACGAGTCGCCCCTGGCGCGCACGATGCGCTACGAGGAACTGACGGGCTTCAACCGCCTCCTCGAGCAGGCGGCGACCTACGCCAACGCGACGACGGACCCGCGCATCCTCGACTGGTTCAACTTCGACGAGGCGATCCCCGCGGCGGCCGAGATCCAGGGCGTGCCGATGCGGTGGATCAACTCGATGTCCGAGGTCGAGCGCATCCGCGCTGGTCGCCAGCAGCAGGAGCAGGTCGCCCAGATGACGGCGGCGGCGCCGGGCGCGGCCGCACTGATCAAGGCGGTCAACGCCGGGCAGCGTCCTAGCCGATGAGCCTTCGCGACTTGCTGGTGCTGCGGCACCAGGACTACGCGCGCACGTTCGACGGTCCCGTGGCCGAGCGCGTGCTGGCGGATCTCGCGAGGTTCTGCCGGGCCGGGGAGTCGACCTTCCACCCGGACCCGCGCATCCACGCCGTCCTCGAGGGGCGGCGCGAGGTGTGGCTGCGGATCCAGAAGTACCTGCGCTTGACGGCGGCCGACATCGACCGTCTCGCAAAAGAAGAAGCCGCCGGCCAAGGGAGGTGACCGGCGGCTTGGAGTTAGCGATCGGCGGCTGAAGGAACCGACCGCTTGGGAGGGAGCCCCGCCAACACGGCGTTGCGGTGCCAATATCGCAACGATTGGAGATTTCGTCAATGGCCGATCAGACTGCCCCCGCCGATGGCGGACAAGGCGGGACGCCCTCTTCCGCGCCCGCGCCGAGCAACTGGATCGAAACGATCCCCGACGCGGACCTCAAGGGGTGGGCGCAGAACAAGGGCTTCAAGGAGCCCACCGACGCGCTGAACTCCTACCGCAACCTCGAGAAGCTGATGGGGGCCGACAAGGCCGGGAGGACCGTGGTCCTGCCGGCGAAGTGGGACGACGCGGCCGAGGTCGGCGCGTTCTACGAGAAGCTGGGCCGGCCCAAGGATCCTGGCGGCTACACGATGCCCAAGGAGGGCGTCGACGCCGACATGGCGAAGTGGGCGCAGTCGACGTTCCACGAGGCCGGGCTGACGCCGCGGCAGGCCGAGCTCGTCATCGGCAAGTGGCAGGAGATGATCGGCGGCAAGACCGCGGCCACGCAGGAGGCCTACCAGGCGCGCGTGGCGCAGGAGTCCGAGGCCCTCAAGGGCGAGTGGGGCGCTGCGTACAACGACAAGCTGGCGCAGGCCAAGTCTGCGGCGAAGTCGTTCGGCGTCGACTCCGAGACGGTGGACAAGCTTGAGAACGCGCTGGGCTTCGGCGGGCTGATGAAGTTCTTCGCCGAGATCGGCGCCCGGATGGGCGAGGACAAGATGGTCTCGGGGACAACGAGCGGGTCGTTCAACGGCGCCATGACGCCCGAGCAGGCGAGGACGGAGATCCAGCGCCTGCGCGGCGACAGCGAGTTCGTCCGGCGCTACGTCGCTGGCGACGCCGACTCCAGGATGAAGATGGAGAGGCTCCACCGCTGGGCGTTTGGCGACCAGCCGGTGGCTTGACAGCTTCGCAACATGATGTGAGGATCACATGGACCCGGAGCAGATCCGGCTGGAGTGCCTCAAACTCGTGAACCGGCACGATTGGACCGCCGACATGGTGGTCGACCGAGCCAAGGTCTTCGAGCGGTACATCCAGGAAAGCCAGGCGCCGGCGAAGGCCGGCCGCCCGACAAAGGCGATCAACCCTCTGGCATGAGGGCCGCCGGGCAGCCGGGAGAGACCGGCGTCCCTGCCCTGGACTTGATGGGCATGAAGACGGCCCCCGCCTGGGACAAGCCCTTCGGAAACGAAGTGTCCAACCCCAACGAGGATCATCCTCATGTCCATCAATCTCCCGACGTTCTACGTCCAGCAGTACGCCACCAACATCCAGCTTCTGCTCCAGCAGAAGGGCTCCAAGCTCCGTGACAAGGTCACGGTCGGCTCCTACATCGGCAAGGCCGCGTCGCCTGTCGAGCAGGTCGGCGCCGTCGCCATGCAGCCGGTCACGTCGCGCTTCGCCCCGATGGGCCGCGTGGACGCGCCGACCGATCGCCGCTGGGTGTACCCGAGCGACTTCGACCTCCCGCAGCTGATCGACCAGTTCGACAAGCTGCGCCTCCTGGTCGACCCCGCGTCGTCCTACGTCCAGTCGGCGGTCTACGCCGCCGGCCGCCAGATGGACGACCTCATCATCTCCGCGTTCTTCGGCGATGCGAAGACGGGCGAGACCGGCGCGACGACGACGTCGTTCGGCACGACCGTGACGACCTCGGGCGGCCGCAACGTCGCGGTGGCCCATGGCGCCGCGGCGGCGTCCGGCCTGACGGTCGCGAAGCTCCGCGAGGCGAAGAAGCGCCTCATGGCGTCGCAGGTCGACATCGAGAACGACCCGCTCTGCGCCATCGTGACGGCGGCCCAGCACGACAACCTGCTGGCCGAGGCCCAGGTCATCAGCACGGACTTCAACGAGCGTCCGGTGCTGGTGGACGGCAAGGTCACGCGCTTCCTCGGCATCGACATCGTCCACTGCGAGCGCCTGGCGACCGGCACCGACGACGCGGCCGGCACGTCGCGCGCGATCCCGATCTTCGCGAAGAGCGGGATGCACCTGGCGATGTGGAACGACCTCACCACCGACATCACGCAGCGCAAGGACCTCCAGGGCCTCCCCTGGCAGGCCTACGTCTACATGACGGCCGGTGCCACCCGCCTCGAGGAGAACAAGGTGGTTCGCGTGTGGTGCCGCGAGTAATCGCGGCACTTCCCGTCCCCCTCTGAAGAAGGAACCCTCTCATGCCTGTCGTCACCACGAAGTCCGCCGCGATCACCAATCGCGACGCCACGCCCAAGGTCATCAACAACGCCCGCGTCACCGGGGGCCCTGTCCTCCGCGCCTCGGGCATCGTGTCCGCCGTCAACGCCGACTCCATCGCGTCGAAGTACATCTTCTGCTCGGTGCCGTCGAACGCGGTGGTCTCGAGCGTCAAGGTGTCCTGCCCGGACATCGGGACCACGACCGCGATGGACCTCGGCATCTACCGCACGACCGCCGATGGCGGCGCGGTGGTCGACGCCGACCACTTCGCCTCGGCCGTGTCCCTGAGCGGCGGCGCGCTCAACAAGAGCGAGGTCGTCAACGAGGCCGGCGTCTACACCGTCGACGAGATGGAGCAGCCGCTGTGGCAGGCGCTGGGCCTCTCCGCGGATCCGGCCGTCATGTACGACGTCGTCGGCACCCTCACGGCGGCGGCCGACGCCGGCGGCGCGATCCTGGTCGAGGTCGAGTACACGATCTGACGAACCCGGGGAGGGGCCTTCCGGGCCTCTCCCCATCTTCCTGAGAGGACAACCGCATGGCGACCCGTCGCTACGGCATCAGCAAGGGCGAGACCGAGTTCCAGATCACCGAGGCTGTCGGCGCCGCGACGTCGGCCGACAACGTCGAGGTGACCGTCGATTTCGACGCGCCCGCGAGCCAGAAGATCACGAAGGCCGAGGTTCTCTCGGCCCTCGACATGATCAAGAACCACATCACCAAGGGCAACTGGCCGCCGGCCTGATAGGAGGGCCGCATGGCCGTCTACGTCACCGAGCACCCGCTTCCGCGCGTCTTCACCGGCAGCGGGTTGCCGGTGGTGGAGCTCCCGCCGCTGGCGACGCAGAAGCTGACGAACGGCGCGGCCTCGGTC